CCACCGGCAACTATGGTGCAGCGTCAGCCACCGGCAAGGATAGCATTGCTCTTGCTGCCGGATACGGGTGTAAGGCTAAGGGAGCTATAGGTTGCTGGATAGTCCTTGCAGAACGTGGAGAATGGAACGGTAATACCTACCCGATTAAGGAGGTCAAGGCGTTTGAAGTTGACGGGAAAAAGGTTAAGGCTGACACATGGTATATGCTAGTCAATGGAGAGCTTAAGGAGGTTTAGCGGGAGTAATTAATTAAAAAACAATAAAAGAATGATTGAAACAAAGGTCATATTAGACGCCTGCTGTGGCAGTAGGATGTTTTGGTTTGACAAACATAATCCTCTTGTCTTATTCGTTGATAAGAGATCGGAGGTAGTAACTGCCAAGGACAGGGATAAAATCAGAACCATAGAGATAAAACCGGATATAATAGCCGATTTCACCCACTTGCCGTTTGAGGACAATTCTTTTTACATGGTGGTGTTTGATCCGCCACATTTGAAAACACTTGGCGAAACCTCATGGATGGCTAAGAAGTACGGGAAACTACCGAAAGACTGGCAGTCACTCATACACGATGGATTTACTGAGTGTATGCGCGTCTTGAAGCCTAACGGCACGCTTGTATTCAAATGGAACGAGAGTCAGATAAAAGCTGCGGAAGTTTTGTCTGTTATTCCGTTCAAACCGTTGTTTGGTCATACTACCGGAAGGCAGAGCAAAACAATATGGATGTGTTTTATGAAGCTATCAAATGACGCATAACAGATCAGATATGAAACAGACAACCATTCTCGAATTTAAATATTGGCTCCGGATACATGGCTGCCGATTAAAGTGGTTCGGTACTGGAACAAAAAAACAATCCAATCAAGATTAAATCAAGGGGAAAAAGAAATAAATAATCATGAATAATGATCGTCAAAAAATATTAGCTGATTACGTCTCTTACTTGTTTACAACAAGAAGGACCTATGATACCATCGGTAAATACATCAAGTATGTAACTGATTTTCTTGAAAGTGCTGAAGATATTAATCGTCGTAGTTATATGGCTTATAAGCGTGAGAATGCCAATATTGGGGCACGTTATCCATTGATGAGTGAAGCCATTTGTGATTTATTACACCATCTTAAAATCGGATATAACCGTAAGGACCAGAAGATAAAGACATTAGAAAGGCTTGATGCCATTTCGGAGAAGAATAGAAGACTATTGAATGATTTTATTGTATGGTTGACTGATAGTAATGATTATTCACCGCATACAGTGGATATTTATCATACATCTATGAAGCAATTTTTTGCATACGCCAACGTTATAAACATGGAAAACTGCAAGAGGTTTATACGGACTTTAGAAGAGAAATCATTATCCCCACAGACCATCCGTCTACGTATTACCGCTTTGGAAAAATTTTCAAAATGGATGAAAAAGCCGATAGAGCTTAAGCGACCTAAGCTTAAGCGCAAACTTGATGTAAACAATGTTCCGACTGAAGATGAGTATAACAGGTTATTGAACTATCTTAAGGAGAAAAGCAATAAGGATTACTATTTCTTCGTTAAAGTTTTGGGAACAACGGGTGCTCGCCTGTCAGAATTCCAGCAGTTCACATGGGAAGATATCATATCCGGGGAAGTGACATTAAGAGGAAAGGGTAACAAGTACAGACGTTTTTTCTTTCAAAAGCAATTGCAGCAGGAAGCGAAGGCTTATGCTAAGGAACATGGTAAGACTGGGATTTTTGCGGTAGGGAGATTCGGACCGATTACACAGCGGGGCTTTTCCCAAAACTTGAAAGCATGGGGGAAACATTGCGGCATTGATTCAAAGAAGATGCACGCACACGCCTTTCGCCATTTTTTCGCTAAGATGTTCCTGAAAAAAAACAAAGATGTAATTCAACTCGCTGACCTTTTAGGCCATGGGAGTGTAGACACAACTAGAATTTATTTACAGAAAAGTTATGACGAACAAAAAAAAGATTTTAATCGAAACGTTACATGGTAGTGTAGCACAGCTCAATGAGCTGTCAGCTATGACCGAAGGGATAGACATCTATGATGCTACCGGGCATGTTGATACAAATTTTCTTATAGAGACGCTATCTTGCGTCAATGCCTTCATGGACGCAAGCAACATAGTTGTCCAAAGGATATCTTCGTTGCTAGCTCCGGATGGCTCAATAAGCAAAAAAAAGGAGCAGGCTGATGAAGGTAAGAAATGGAGTGTGGAAGAGATATTGAAACATTGTACTCTTGAGAACAATATCCTCAAACTTCCTAAGGTTCAATTCAATAAAAAATCTTATGCCGAAGCAAAGAAGTGGATAGAAGAAGCCGGCGGCTCATGGCAAGGTGGGAAGATACAGGGTTTCACATTCCCGTTTAATCCGGAACGTGTGTTTTCCATACTGAAAGAGGGTAAACGGTGTAACCTACAGCAAGATTACCAGTTCTTTGAAACTCCGGCCGATGTTGCTGACTGGCTGGTTATGCTTGCCGGAGGGATACATGAGGATGATACGGTACTGGAGCCGAGTGCTGGGCGTGGCGCGCTTATAAAAGCAATCCACCGGGCTTGTCCTTCTGTAATGGTTGAATGTTATGAGCTGATGCCGGAAAACAGAGAATTTCTTCATACCCTTAGCAACGTAATATTGCTTGATGAAGATTTTACCAAGGACAGTGTAGGTAGTTATGCTAAGATAATTGCAAATCCTCCGTTTTCCGGTAATCAGGATATAGAGCATGTCAAGCTTATGTATGAGCGTTTGGAAGAAGGCGGCACGCTTGCAGCAATAACCAGCCAACACTGGAGATTCGCTTCGGAAAAGAAATGTATTGATTTCCGCAACTGGCTGAAAGAAGTACATGGAGAGGTGTTTGAAATCAGCGCAGGCGAGTTTAAAGAGAGTGGCACATCTATTAGTACAATGGCGGTAGTTATAAAAAAATAATTCAAACCAAAATCAGATATGAAACAGAAGTTAGAAGAAGCAGTAAGAGAATATGCAGAATCAGTAATTGATTCATTCGGAACAAACGGAGTTCCAAATGGCGTTTCCGATATTAAGGAAATGATTGCTCTTGGTTTTGAAAATGGCACATCATGGCTTTCAAGCCAGATTAAATCTATCATCCTGGATGATACGTTGACAGATGGGGAAGTTATAGATAACATTAGTGAGCTGTTATTAGGCATTACCCATTGGATGCCGATCCCCTCTTTCGATGAGATACTCGAAGCCAACAAGGATGTATTGGAGCGGATTAAAGAGAAAGGAGATTGATTATGGAAGAACTTATTGACTATTTGAATCAATCCGGATTGACGGGATTAGTACGTACATATATAATTGTCGGAGGCATTTCATCTGTCATTGTATTTATTGTGACAATATATATGATTATTAAAATGTCACGTGCTCTTAATGTTAGGAAAAAATCTATGTTGGATTTTCAACGTAGACGCAAAAAGGGAAAACATTTTACTTGTAACAAGATAGATATGAAAAAAGTAACGATAATATGTGATGCATGCGGAAGAGAGATACAGCCATCGTATTTCCGCAGCGCAAGATTGGATTTCAAGATAGATAAATGGGATGGTGGCTCTGTTGGTGGAAGGGAGGATATATTCATCCAAGAAGCCGACTTATGCTCGGAATGCGCCCATAAGTTACAGAAATTTATAGAGAACGAATTGAACATTCAACCACATCACCCTAATTAGGAAGTAATGGATGAGATGTTAATTAATACATATATGTTATGGGAAAAGATAGACGATTGGTAGTAAGAATAGATGATCGGACATCAATGTTACTTAATGAGCTTACTGGGATAACCGGTATTAAAACGTCAGTAATCGTACGTGGAATGGTTATGCGTTGTATTGAAGAGTTGATTGATAAATCAGGCAATTGGAAGATAAATAATGAGAAAAATCAAAATCGGGAAGACTGACAATGGAGTTATGACTCTATTGGCGCGTAATTATTCCAAATTAAAAAACTTATGTGGCTATCGGGACTATGGGTGCTTTTGCTCTAAAAGTTACGAAGACATATTCCAAGATACAGTTATTTATGTCTCTCAGGACAAGAGAGCTGTAGGTATGCCAGAGGATGAATTGGTTAATTATTTTTGCTTCCGATTTAAAATGATACTATTTCAAACGATAAACGATAACAAAGAATTAAAAGAGATTGCTTATGCCGACTATAGAAAAAACGAAGAAAGTTGCTCAGAAAGCGAGTAATATGTATGATGTTGAGCGCAGAAAGATATACAATACGAGCCGCTGGAAGAGACTCAGGAAAAGAAAGTTTTCCATCAATCCTTTATGTGAGATGTGCTTAAAGGAGGGGAAGACAACCCTGGCGGAAGATATACATCACATACAGTCATTCATGCAGACAGAGGATAGATGGGAACGTATGGCTCTTGCGTATGATATTGGTAATCTGATGAGTTTGTGTAAAAAGCATCATCAGATGATTCATAACCAAAAACATTCAGGGGTTTAAGATGTCCGATTTCATTAGTGGTGCGCCTCAACCGGGGGAAGATGCTTTAATCGTTCTTTCCTCGGTTTTCTTATTCCGCCATATCTTGCCTTGCGGAGCATCTTCGTCAGCAAAGTAAATTGTCTTCAATGAGGCTGCGTTGATAAAAGGTGATGGGGGGTTAATCGGTGGATAGGCACGGAAGGGATAGGGGGATCTTTTTTTATTTGCATCGCTGCTGCCAACCTCGCCCCACCCTTCTTCACACGCACGGAGCTTTTTCAAATTTTGAATTTGTTAAATTATTAACAAATAAAAGCGTGTATGACAATATTGCGGTTTTATAAAAAAGATATATGGTAAAGTTTGCTATGCCCAATGGTTTATCCGATGAGGCTCAAAAATTTATGAAAGATGTAGTTAAGGAACTAAATGCGAGAAAGGCAATTCAAAACATAGACCTTGGCGCATTACGAATGTTGGCTACCAGTTATGAGATGTATCTTCGCGCAACGCAACAATTGCTGGAAGAAGGTCCTGTAATCATGATTAAGTATGAAAAGGCAGCTCACCCGGCTCAGAATATTGCGACAAAGAATTATGCGCAAGTCATGAAGATTATGACTGAATATGGATTAACCATCAAGAGTAGGGGAAACATAAAGGCAATGAAATCGGATAATGAAGAAAAATCCCCATTGGAAGAGTTTATTAGAAGAGGTGCAAGATCTAAGAAATGAAGGAATATTACCAGTATGCAGCAGATGTTCGTGACGGAAAGGTATTGGTTGGTGAATATGTCAAATTGGCTGTGGAAAGGTTCTACTGTCTCTTTGAGAGGGAAGATGTTGAATTTAGAGAAGAGATGGTAGATTATGCCATTGATTTTATTGCGTTGCTAAAACATTATACAGGTAGACATGCCGGGAAGTCATTTATTTTACTTCCGTGGCAAAAATTTGCGGTTGCTAACATATACGGTTTTTACAAAAAGGACGAAAACGGGGAATGGAACCGTCTTACATCGTTTGTTTATATAGAGATGGCGCGAAAGAATGGAAAATCTGCATTTGCAGCTGCTCTTTGTTTGTATCATTTAATAGCGGATGGAGAGGCCAACGCAGAGGTATATTTGGCAGCGAATTCCAAGGATCAGGCAAAAGTAAGTTTTAAGATGTGTCGAAACTTTGTATCAGGGCTTGATCCTAAACACAAGTATTTAGAATCATTTAGAGATCAGATAAATTTTGATAAGACATTATCGTTTATGAAGGTTCTTGCAGCGGATTCGTCAAAATTGGACGGGCCTAACCCTTCAATGTTTCTTCTTGACGAATACCATGCAGCGAAGAATTCAGGACTAAAGGATGTTCTTCAATCCGGGCAAGGTATGCGCGATGATCCGATGGGTATCATTATAACTACTGCCGGTTTTGACAAGTTAGGGCCTTGTTACCAATATCGGGAAATGTGTACAGAAATTCTTAAGGGGTTGAAAACGGATGATACAATATTTGCCTTGATTTATTCGTTGGATGAAGGTGACGATTGGAAGAATGAATCTGTATGGGGGAAGAGCAATCCTAATTTGGGCGTCACTGTAAAAACTAAGTATTTACGCGAGCAGGTTCAGAAGGCAATCAACTCTCCGTCAGAAGAGGTTGGTATAAAAACGAAGAATATCAATATGTGGTGTGATGCAGAAACTGTATGGATACCGGAGCATTATATATTAAGTTCTTCTTCTGATGTGAATTTTGAAGACTTTAGAGATATGGATTGCTACGCAGGCATTGACCTTTCCAGTACGAGCGATTTGACCTGTGCAGCATTCATGTTCCCAACCGAGAATAGATATTACTTCAAGGTTAAGTACTACTTGCCCGAAATGGCTTTGCGCGAAAAAAGATTTAAAGAGCTTTACGGGGAATGGAGAAGGAAGGGTTTAATTACAATTACACCGGGAAATGTAACGGACTATGATTATATTTTAAACGATATACTAGATATAAGAGATAAGGTATATATTCAGAAGATAGCTTATGATGCATGGAATGCTACACAATTTGTGATTAACGCCCAAGAGAAAGGATTGCCTATGCAGGAGTTTAGCCAGGCATTAGGCAATTTCAATCGTCCGACAAAAGAGATGGAACGATTGATGTTATCAGGCAGGGCGGTTGTTGATAATAATGTAATAAATCGCCATTGCTTTAGAAATGTCGTGATGGCGCGTGACAGGAATGGGAATACTAAGCCAAGTAAGCAATTTGAAGAAAAAAAGATAGATGGTGTGATTGGAATGCTTGAAGCTCTAGGCGTTTATCTGATGTCTCCGAGATATGGAGAGTTTTATTAGTTGTCATACATTTATAAGGTTTGTAATGAGATTTGATTTGGTTTTCATGATATGTAAAGGAGATGGTTCGCGAGAATAGTCTTCTTTTTCTGTTTTGTCATACAAAGTTTTGGTTAGTGATATAATCAAAATTGAAAAATTATGAAAACAAATCAGGTTATGATTCGTCCGATGGGTGAGTTTAAAGTAACCCAACGAACAAAAGATGCATTTTTCAATGCGACGGATTTATTAAAACAGTGGAATCAATTAAAAGGTATGAAGAAAGAAGTTAATGACTACTTCGATTTGTCTTCTACTAAAGAGTTCATTTACACTATAATGGAAAGGGAAAATTATGATAGGGGTAATTACCCCTATCATAAATCAAGGGCAAATAAGGGTGATAATGCTGGTACATGGATGCATCCACTGCTTTTTATTGATTTTGCAATGTGGATAAATCCCTCATTTAAATATGATGTTCTCAAATTCGTTTATGACGAAATGATAAAATTTCGCAATCTTGCCGGTGATGCATATCCTAGAATGTGTGCAGCGGTTTACGCTATTCTTCCAAAGGGCTTATTCAATCAGAAAGTTAGGGATTTGGCAAAATCACTTAATATTATTGTTTATGGAAAACATGAATCAGAAATGCGTAATAAAGTTGGTGATGAGGCTAAGATACGTGAGTTATACGAGTTGGAGCAGCAGATAGCCCAATGGATTGAGCTTGGTTTTATCAAAAACTATCAGGAATTGAAACAGGCATTAACGAAAGTGTATTATCAGAGACACCCCGATATTCTACCCATGTAGATAACTTCTTGGGAAATGGCACTTAAAAATAACCCATAAATATAAATCTGAAATTCGCGGATTCGGTTCGTGAGAATAGAATCCTTTGTATGACAAAAAAAAGGTTATCTGATAAAAGTGGATAAATGAAAGTATTTGGTTTAGAAATAAGAAGAGCGTCAAAAGTAGAGACTTCTCGTGTAACTGCATGGAGTTATACAGGAGGAAGAACGATATTGCAAAGCAGAAGCAAACCTATGCTTCTTTCTACCGTATATCGTTGTGTTGATTTGATTTCGGACAGTGTCGCAGTGCTGCCTTTGAAAACGTATGAATTAGATGGTGATGGTTTCAAGAAGGAGGCAAAATCCCATCCGGTATATTATTTACTTGATATGGAGCCAAATGAAGACATGACTCGCTATGTTTTCTTCAAGACAATTATGGCCTCTGTTTTGCTGACCGGGAATGGATATGCTTATATCGAGCGTGATAATAACCTGAATGTACTTCAATTGATTTACTTGCCTTCATCACAGGTAAGCATTGTATGGATACAGGACAAGAGAGGGATAATGCGTAAGCGTTACCAGGTTGTTGGGTTTAAAGAGCTGGTCGAGCCAAGGGATATGATTCACGTGTTGAATTTTTCCTATGATGGTATCATAGGTGTCTCAACCTTGGAACATGCACGTCAGACGCTTGATATATCTACTAGCGCGGAGGAACATGCTGCGGGTTTTTTCAAGTCGGGCGGTAGTGTAGCCGGTATATTGACTGTGGAGTCGGGAAGAGTAGATAAAAAGCAGAAGGATCAGATTTACCAAACATGGGAAGAACGTACTAATCCGGTGACAGGGCATCCTAATGGAATAGCTGTGTTAGAGGGTAATATGAAGTATCAGCCTATATCTATTAGTCCTAGGGATAGTCAGTTCATAGAAAGCAGACAATTCCAGGTGATTGACATGTGCCGGTTTTTCTCTGTTTCCCCTGTTAAGGCATTTGATTTGTCGAAATCAAGTTATTCAACAGTTGAGGCTACTCAACTTCAGTATCTAACGGATACCGTGTTGGCTGTTATCACCAAGATAGAATTGGAAATTAATCGAAAAGTATTTCTTCCGTCAGAAAGAGGACGTATTATTGCAGAATTCGATACATCCGCCATTTTGCGTGCAGATATGACGTCAGAAGCAACTTATAATCGGGAAATGTGCAATGCCGGCGCAATAACACCCAATGAAATTAGGCGAAAACATGGGTTGTCAAAATTACCGGATGGGGATAATGCGTTTATTCAGGTGAATATGCAGACATTAAGCAATGCTGTTAAAGGGAATGGCATACAAGAGCCGGAACAGAATGCAAACCTTGGTAAAGTTGTAGAAAAAAATGTCGGAAAAGAATGATCTTTCTTGTTTTGTCATACAATTCTTTGGTTAGTTGATAAAAGTTACAGGAATGGACGAAAAAAAAGAAATAAGAAATACGGCTTATCAGGTTCAAGTAACCGGAGAAAGCGAGGAAAAGCGCACGGTTGAAGGGTATGCTGTTCTTTTTAACACTCCATCGGACGGGTTATATTTCGAGGAGGTTATAGAGCGAGGTGCTTTGGATGGAGTTTTGGAGAAAAGCGATGTTTTTGCGTTGCTGAATCACTCCCAAAATCGTGGTATTTTGGCTAGGAGCAATGGTGGGAACGGTTCCCTAGTTTTAAAGGTGGATGAAAAGGGATTAAAGTATCGTTTTGAGGCTCCTAAGACAGCACTGGGTGAAGAACTGTTGGAGAATATAAGGAGGGGGGAGATATCAGCCAGTTCATTTTGCTTCGATGTGGAAAAAGACACATGGGAGAAAAAAAGTGATAATACATGGAAGCGTACGGTCCATAAGATTGGAAATCTGTACGATGTTTCTCCTGTATACAATGCCGCATATAGTAAAACCTCAGTTTATATGAGGGGGAAAGAGTTAGCAGAAGAAGAACTGCTTAAAAAAGCAACCATACCCGATGAGTATTACCGTAACATAGAAAAAACATTTAATATTTAATTTTTATGGCAAAAGAAAAAAGTATCACCGAATTAAAGGACGAAAAAAAGCAATTGCAATCTCGTTCAAAGGAAATCATTGCGAAGGCAAAAGGTGAGCAGAGACAGTTTACAGCTGAGGAGAATGAAGAACTGGGCGCAAATCAGGTTCGCATGGCTGAAATTAACATTGAAATTGATGAAAGGGAGCTTGAAAATCGTAGTAGCCATGTGTTTGGTCCCCGGCAATCTATTGAACAGTTCTCACTTCGTCGCGCGATTTTGGCACAAATGAACAAAACCGAACAGAGAGATAGTGAGGCGGCTGTCATTGAAGAAGCGACTAAACTTCACCGTTCTGTAGCAGCTACTACAGAAGACAGCGGTGAGTTGATCATCCCTTTAAGTTATGCAAAACGCGCAGCGTATACGGCGGCTACAGAGAAAGCAACCGGTGTTGTTATCGATGAAGAACAGCAGGAGTTGCTTCTTCCGTTGGAATCTAACCTTGTGCTTTCGCAGGCAGGTGTGCGTATGATGACGGGGTTAGTGGGAAATATATATTGGCCGGAACATTCTGCTACTAATGTATTTTGGGAAGGTGAGGATGCGGAGGCAAAAGATGGTGCCGGGGTGTTTAAAAAAGGCAATCTGTTTACTCCTAAGAGATTGACCGCATACGTTGACCTGTCAAAACAGCTGCTTATCCAGGAAAATAGAGACGTGGAAGGATTGATTCGTCAATTAATGGCAATTGCTATTGCTCAAAAAATCGAGAAAACAGCATTTGCGAAAGACGTTCATGCCGATAATGTTCCTGATGGTATATTCCAGGAAGATAATGTTAGCAATACGATAAAAGGTGATATGTCATGGGGGCAGATTGTTGCTATGGAAACGGCAGCGGATGTAAACAATGCATTGTTTGGAAATTTAGCGTATGTTATGAATCCAAGTTTGATTGGAAAAGCCAAAACTAAAGTTAAGGATTCATCAGGTGCAGGAGGCTTCATTTTTGGCAATGACGGTCAAGGGATGCTGAATGGGTATCGTGCATTAAGAACGAATAATATACCTAAAGAATTGGGAGAGGGCAGTGATGAATTTGGCATCGTGTTCGGTAATTGGGCTGATTATTTCTTGGGACAATGGGGTGCTATTGATATGACGGTGGACCCATATACTCAGGCAACTAAAGGATTGGTAAGATTAGTGATTAATTCTTATTGGAATATGGGAATGATTCGTAAGGAGTCATTTACAATTGCATCATTGAAATGATATGGGTAAGTACGTGACTCTGGAGATGGCTAAGATGCACTTGAATATTGAGGATTCGTATACGGATGAGGATTCGTATATCGAATCCTTGATAGAAGTTTCCGAAGCAAAAATCGCCAAGGAGTTGTGCATCACAGTAGAAGAACTTGCTGACTTGGATGATACCGGAGATATTCCGGCTCCATTGAAGCAGGCTATCTTGTTATCTGTCGGGGGATACTATGCTTATAGAGAGGACATAATTACTGTAAAGAGTAATCCATTGGAACAGGGAACTAAGCATATATTGGAACTTTATCGGGATTATAGTTTATGAGAGCCGGGCTATTGCGAGAGATATTAGTATTCAAAGAACTGAGAGAGCATCAGTCTGAAACGGGTTTTGTAGTGAAGGAATACGAAGAAGTGTTCCGCTGCAAAGGATATAGGAGAAAGATGTCATTAGTTGTAGATAAGGATGGTATCAGTGCAATGGAGCAGTTTATCGGCAGGACTATCGTATTCCAGATTAGGGCATATCCCATTATTAAGGATTCACAAAGGGTTGTATATATGAATAATATATATGAGATTAAAATGATAGATCCTCAAAGGGATAATACCTTGATTCTAACTCTTGGGAGGGTAGATACGTAACTATGGAGCTAAAAGTAATAGACCGGGAAAATATTAATTATCTTGTCCGAAATTTAGAAGATTTTGAAAAAGATAAGGCAATTCGTAGCGGGTTAAGATCTGCCGCATCTGTTTTTATGCGCAAAGGGAAAACCAACCTTCGGGCAAGGATGCGTAAGACAGGCAAGGTTACGGGCAATTTGGAAAGTTCCTTCACGACGCGTGTAAAGAGACGTAAGTTAGGTGCGTTATCGGGATTCACACAATCGGGTGCTCATGCGCATCTTGTAGACATGGGAACGCGAAAACGTCCTCATCCACTTACCGGCACTTCCGGCATTATGCCTGGCAATAACTTTTGGTCTGATGCGCGTAAATCAGAAGAGGTAAAAGCGACACAATATCTGTACGAAGGCTTGAAAAAAGCAATCCAACGGATTAACGAGAGGAGATAGTTATGAATATGTTTGGAATAACCACGGAAATACGTGGAATACTGTTGGCTTCAGCTTCAATTAAGGATGTTATCGGTCATAAAATATATCCGATAGTGGCTCCTGATGGGACAGATGGCGATTTTATAGTATACCGGCGTGACGGGTATCGGCAAGAATATAGTAAGATGGGGGTTGCTCGACAGATACCTATAATTTATGTAAGCGTGATTAGTGATAATTATGATAGGAGCAATAAAATTGCCTCATTGATATATTCAGAGCTTGAAGGCAGTTTTAAAAATCCCACAATGACGATTCATCTAGAGGACTCGACCGAGGATTATGTCGATAACAAGTATGTTCAAGTCCTTCAGTTTTCTATTAGTTCATTGTGAGCAAAGAGGATGCTAATTTTAGCATCCTTTTTTGTTTTGTCATACAAAATTTTGGTTAGTGGTATAACTCAAATTTAAATATTATGGCAGAAAAAAAGTATGATTCAAGCAAGGACATGGTTGTCGGTGATAAGTTGATGTTGTTTGTAGAAGTCACCAAGGAATCGCAGAAAGAGGTGGTTCCGATTGCCTTCGGCACATCGTGTGGCATTGATATTAGTGCAGATACAATTGATACCAGTAACAAGATGTCGGGTAACTGGAAGGAATACCTGACAGGGCAGTTAGGTTATACTGTATCCAGTGAAAGTATGTTGTCTTTAAAAACGGGGCACTTGTCATTCGTGACGTTAAAGGAATTAATGAAGAAGCGCACGCCGATTCCATTTGTAATCGCTAAAACAGAGGAGTCTGAAGGCGATTTTCCTAAAGGGGAAGAGTATGTCAAAGGTAATGCGATTATTACTGCATTGTCAATGAAGGCTGACAATGGGGCGATCTGTACAAGCTCTGTAACGCTTCAAGGTACAGGGCCGTTAGAAGACGGTACCGGTGCATAATTTTAAGTAACAAGGAAGGCGGTTTTACAGACCGCTTTTTTTTAATAAGATATATGGAATTGATTATAATATTGGCTATTAGCTGGATTATACTTCTCCTTTTTTTTATAAGGTGGGTTTTAAAAAGGGAGAAACAGCCGGTTCCGTCTAAAAAAACGATGAAGAATGCTGTTTTTCAGAAATACACTGTAAGAATGGTAATCAGATGGGAACAGCTGATGAAGAAACCTTTCTCCCAGATGGACTACTCATCAAAGGAAGATATAGATGCATTTCTCTACGTGATGAATGTAGATAGTACTCCTTATACGTTTGAGGTATTTAGGACAGCATTGGAAAATGATGGAATTTTCAAGGATATGATGTTGAGGCTTGAGAAGGCAATGGGTATAATGGCTCAGTTTCAAGAGGATAAAGTAGCTGATGATGTACCATCGGATGCGACCTTGTCGTGTAGTATTGGTGAGATAGTATCTATGTTGGTAATGGGTGGGTTAGACGCTCATTATGCGACTGAGGAAATGTCATTATGTGATCTGCCATTGTATATAGAGGCTTATGAAAAAAAACGTAAGGAAGAGATGGAAAGTGCCAGGCTATGGACTTACATATCAATACTTCCTCATATAGATGGAAAGAAGATTTCTTCTCCCCGGGAATTATACCCATTTCCTTGGGAGATGGAAGAGTTAAAGCGTAAGGCCAGGAAAGAAATAGAGGAAAATGAAGAGCAATTGCGAAAATTCCTCAATGGTGAATTATTTGACATGAATAAAATAAATTGGAAGAGTAAATCTGATTAATATGGCAGGCAAACTATCGTTTTCAATAGCAATTAATTTTCTGACAGAAAATTTTAAAAAAGGTACAAATCAGATAAAAGCCGGATTCCAAGCAATGCAGGCTCAAATCTTAACTTTTGCTGCCGCTCTAGGCGCAGGAGGAATAGGATTGTCTAATCTTGTAACTAAATTTATAGAAGTCGCTAAATCAACTAATAGAGTGACTACGGCGTTGAAAAACGTATCGGGGTCAATGGCTGTGTTTGCAGACAATCAGCGTTATTTATTGGATTTGGCAAAAAAATACGGATTGGAGATAAACGCACTTACCGGAAATTATGCGAAGTTTACTGCGGCTGCAAGTATCTCAGGAATGTCTATGCAGAAGCAGAGAAAGATATTTGAGTCACTATCAAGAGCTGCAACAGCTTTTGGTATGAGTGCTGACGATAGTAATGGCGTTTTTTTAGCCTTGTCTCAGATGATGAGTAAAGGGAAGATTAGCTCAGAGGAATTGCGTTTGCAAATGGGAGAGAGATTGCCCATTGCTTTACAGGCTATGGCAAAAGCAGCCGGTACAAGTGTAGCAGGCCTCGATAAGCTGATGAAAGAAGGGAAACTGTTAAGCGCAAAGGTATTACCGAAGTTTGCAGATGCGTTAAACGAGATGATTCCCAATGTGGATACAGATAATTTGGAAACCTCATTAAACCGGTTGCAAAATGCATTCACAAAGCTGGTTAATGAGACAGATATTCAAGGGAAATACAAAGGTCTAATAGATTGGCTTACCGGGTATGTAAAGAAAGCGACAGATAATATTCAGAGTGTTATTACCTATGTGGTTGCAGCTATTGCTGTTTTGGTGACAAGTCGGCTTGTTAATAAATTGATTGTATCTTTTCAAAAGACGGAATTAGCCGCAAAAGCAGCTGCGAGGCGAGCTGCAAAAGCAGCTGGTCAGTCATTCGATGAAGTGGCTTGGAGGTCTCAAAAAGCATCCTCTACGATGAAAGCCATGTTTTCCAATGCGGCAAAATCTGTCAAAGCTGCTTTAATATCTATGGTTCCTACGGCTATTATAGCCGTGATAGGAGCTGTTGTGGTTAAATTGGTAGTAATGGCTCAAGAGGCTAAAAGGATTAAGAATTTGTTCTCAGAGTATAAGGCGGAACTTAACAAGAGCACCAATACATCAGATATAATCAACCTGCAAACTCAATATAAGATAGCTACAGATTTAAAAAGAAATCTTGATGAGCGAAGATCTGCTTTGTCTCAGATAAATAGGCAGCTGAACACGAATTACTCTATTAATAAAAAGAATCTTACCATTCAGGGAGATTTGAACAAGAAGTTTGCTAAAAGGGTGGAACTTTTGAAAGCAGCGGCGGAAGTAAATTATCTGACCCAGAAAAAACTAGAAGTAGAGGATAATATAGAGAGTATTCAGAGAAAGAAAGGGGCAAGAAAAGAAGAAGTTGCGTCAGGAAATGCGAATGCGTTTTCTGTATTATGGCAAGGAGTAACAAAGATTGCAAGTGATAAGTTTAAGATAGGGACAGGATCAGATATACAAACTTATGACACAGAACTTGTAGAGCAGAATAGAATATTAAAAGATATTAACGCAAGGCTTGAACAGGCTACTGTTAAGGCTAATTCATCGTCTACTGCGGGGACAGGAAATATTGTTGGTGCCGGTAGCAATGATAAAAAAACACCGTTGCAAAAATTGGAAGAAAAGTCAGCCAAGGAATTATCGGAGTTGGAAGCAAAATTTAAGATTGGCTCTCTTTCTCAGGCTGAATACAACAAGGCGTTGGCAGAGTTGAATATAAAGTTATATGCTGAGGCTAGTGGGTCAAATGACCGGAAGGTATTAGAAAGTGAATTTTACAAGGTAAGACAAGAGGCGGCACGTCAGGCGGTAGATCAGATGGAACAATTAAAAGCCGCGATAGAGTTGGAAAAAATTCAAAAAGAATATTCCGCGTCCTTGGAAAAATTAAAGGCTCAAAAAGAGAATGGTATACTGACAGAGGAGCAATATAAATCCGAATTGCAAAGGCTTGCTGTAGAAACCGCTCGTACTGCCGGAGCGATTAAAGATATAGGGATAGAAGGGAAGGCATTCGTCGCAGCAATGCAGGCAACTGTTCAAACTATGAGTGCCCCTGTTAAGGTAAAAGAGAGGGATACGACTTTTGATTACAAAAAAAACGCAGTAGATATCGCTTCGGAAAAACTGGATTTGGCAAAAGAATACGCGAAAGATTTGCAGGAAGAGTTTCAAAAAGCTGGAAAAACATTAGATGATGAGTTGGCTAAGTCTATGGCCGGTGTTCCTGATTTGGAGCAGGCATTAAAAATAGCTCAGGTGAGGCAGGATATTAAAGACTTAAGTAAGGAGTTAAGAGAGGGTATCTATTCAGGGGTAAAGAATATTGCATCAAGTGCGGATAGAATGGTAAATGCATTTTCACAAATGCAAGACGTATTGGGGGATGAGGATGCAACTGCTTGGGAAAAAGTGATGGCGGTATGGAATACCATGATAAATACGGTAGATAGCATAATGAGTGTTGTCCAAACCATAGAAAACATATCGGAAGTGGCGAAAAAATTAAGTGGTGCAAAAGAAGAGAATGCAAGTGCCGAAGAAAAAGCACTGGGAATCATTGGCACAAAAGCAGCAGAAGTTGCGGCAAATGAAGCTGCCGCGGCTATAGAGATAGCTACGAGTAAGGCTAAAACTCAAGCTGCCACAACAGAAATGGCGGCAAAGTCGACAGCAGCGTATGCATCCATTCCGTTTGCCGGCGTAGGACTTGCTGCCGGTCAGATAGCAGCGATGCAATCGCTGATCACGGCAGTATCTAATGTCCCTCAGTTCGCCAATGGTGGTATTGTCTCAGGACGCACATTAGCCGAGGTTGGCGAATATCCGGGGGCAAGCAGCAATCCGGAGGTCATTGCTCCGTTAAGCAAGCTGAAAGATATGATAGGGGGAGGTTCTGTCAGCCGGATAAAGGTGGAGGTTGGCGGAAGGGCGGTGATAAGGGGAAGTGATGCCTGGTTGCAGATTTCCAATCACGCAAAAAAAATCGGTAAGAAATTTCCATAAATAGATATTATGCAAAAATATAGAATTCCATTTTTTAACTACGATGGAGAGCGTTTGGAAATTATAATTTCCGCAAAAGACTATAGTGGGGGAACAGTAGAATTAAGAGCTGCTCCATCGGCATTTGTCGTTACAGGAGATGATGAGGAATTCATTTACAAGCCCATAAGGACATCTACGGCCTCTGTATCCATTAATGCAGAAACTTTGCTATTGGACCTGTTTAGCATAGATAATCAATATGCTTCGGTGAAATTGTACAAGGATAGTAGGTTGCTATGGACAGGATATATCACCCCCGAGCAATTCACGCAATCTTATGCACCTGTAGTGGATGCCATAGAGATTGATTGCGTCAGTGCCATAGCCACGCTTGAAAACATTAAGTATGAGCAGCAGACAGAATCGGGATTCATCACCGCAATGGAGTTGCTAAGATACCTTATATCTTCCGCCCATGGTGGCTATGAGTCCGTATATATCCCTTATGTGTATGCGTCTTCCTCCGCTGCTTACTCTTCAGGTGAGAACGTATTGGATAAACTCAGATTCGCGGAAGAGAACTTCACCTCAGATGAATTGATGCTGGATGAAGTATTGACCTACCTCATGCAGTTCTTTTCATGGACGCTGTATGATTACGAAGGCAGCCTGTATATCATCGATGCGGACTATAGCGGTCAGTATCGCAAGTATAATGAGGCATTGACATCTTATACAATGGTGTCGGTGAATGATGCCACATTGCAGGATATCGGCTTCGCCGGCAGCGACAACACCATTGACGTTTTGCCCGGTTATAATAAGGTGACAGTCAAATCCGTCAACAATGTGTTTGAGGACTTGGTGGTTAATGAGGATTACGACAACCTGGAATGGGCGGGCGGTTCGAGTTACAGCGATAAGGATAAGTATGACATCAAGAGGTTTCTGAAACCGAAGGAATGGAAAATGTATTACTACGATCAGAACCGCCACGAAACCATACTGAGTACTAATATTAACGATAACATATTCGGGGCTGTCCTGATGAAGGAAGCGTTGTTCACCGGTGGTGGAGACCCGCCGGGGGATTATAATTGGGCTGACAGCATCCAGATGCGGTCTGCTACGGTAGATGGTGTGATGGTTTTTGACGAATACCAGAAGGAAACCCTGCCTGCCTTTACGATGAGGGGTCCTAATGCGGTCTGGAAGGACGGTGCCATCGGTATATCGGGAAGCATGCGTTTCCCTTCCGACAGCCGCATGAACTATATCTATGACGGTGATATGAATATCTCTGCCAATATTCCTTATGCATGCTCTCTTAAGATCGGGGATAAGTATTGGAACGGCAGTGGATGGCAATCCTCATTCGTCCGGTTTGAAATCATCTTCGAAACGGACAATATCAAGAACTGGGCGAATGTGAAGAGCACGAAAACGCCCGATATGCCATATAGCGGACTGTCCGGGCACATCATCACTCTTCCATCGGACGTACCGATTATCGGAGAATTGGAATTCACGATGTACTGTCGCAGGCAGAGGGTCGCTCAGGAAGTCGGTTTTATCGCATACGGCGCCATTTTAAAGGACTTCCGGTTTGAATACAAGAAGAGAGATGGGATCATTGATGAAGGCGAAGACGGTGACCGCTTGTATGAGAACGTGGTTAACGATAAGTTCATGTCCGAACTTGACGAAGTTGAGTTCGGCATAAGCTCTTATAATGCGGACGGGGCTTCCTATAGCAAGGCACTGTTGGGAAATGACTTCTTGACGGATAACCTGTATTCCGCCATTGAGGGTAAACTTGTCAGACCCGAAGAAGCCTTCATCCGAAGGGTGATCAACCGTTATAAGGCAACCCAAATCAAGTTAACGCAGGTGATAAAAAACGATGGTTCTATCCATCCGTTTACCCGGTTGTATGACAAATCAGCGGTTAATAAGAGATTCATGCTGCTAAGCGGTGTATGGGACTATGAGCGGAATAATATTCAATTATCGATGGTAGAAAATGGCTGAGATTAAGATCATATCAAGAGTAATACCGCGTGGCGGGAGTGGAGCTTCTGCGCCTTCTGCTGGAGGGGGTTTCTCGGCTCCTGTTGACATATCGGGAAAGCTGGATAAGTCAGTATGGAACTCTGCATTCGAGTTGCACTATGATGATCCTGATGATCCTGAAAAATTGACAAGCATTGGCGCAAAAACTAATTTCTTTTCGGTGGGCGAGATATCCGTGTTTGGGAAAGGGGGCTCTTCCGGCGGTGGAGGTGGTGCCACTACGCTGCACATGCTGGAAGACGTTGATTTGGTGATGCCGATTCCGGACGGGGACGTGTTGACTTATGACGCGAAAAAAGGAAGATGGACCAACAAGAAGGGTACCGGAGGTATTGACACGAAAGCCATGTGGGAAGAACTGGGGAAATCGGACATATCTAAAAAAATAGACATTTCCCACATACCGGATTTAGGGGATAAATATATAAGCCTGATAAAGTTAGGAGAGGTTTCTTATGGTCCGGATAAGGGCGTTATCTCCCTTCCTGCCTATCCGACCAAACTGTCGGATCTGAAAGATGATGTCATTGCAGGGAAGTACCTGCCTTTAACAGGCGGGACGATATCGGGAAATCTTGCCGTAACCGGGCATGTCCAAATCGGTAATGCCTTGCTGAAATATGACGCGACCAATAATGCCGTATATGTAGAGAAGGATGATGGGTCTATGGTTAATTTCTACGCTACGGGAGACCTTGCTGCGTTCGGTTCGACAACCGGTAGTGGAAGTGGTGCTACCTCATTGGGCATGCTGGACGATGTAGACCTGGTTACTCCTCTATCGGAAGGACAGGTATTGACCTACGACTCGGTTAAAAGCAAGTGGACGAATAAAAAAGGCGGTGGCGGTTTGGATATAGATGCCATGTGGGAAGAGCTTGCCAAGTCTGACACGTCCAAGAGAATCCATTTTTCCCACATACCGGACTTGGGCAGTATATATGCCAAACAGGTAAAGCTGGGCACGACTCCTTACAATGTATCCAATGGGGTGGTATCTCTTCCTGCGTACCCGACCGCTCTGAGAAGTCCTAATGCGCTTACCATAAGTCTTAACGGGAAATCACAAGGGGGTTATGACGGAAGTTCGGCTAAGAGTATCAACATAACACCTTCGAGCATCGGTGCGGCACTATCCTCCGACTTATCCAAGTATGTATTGAAGTCGGGTGATACGATAACAGGCAATCTGGCAGTTAATGGTGAGATTGATTGCAACGTCATTGGTGAAAATGTTAATGATGCTCACGATGGGGATAGTCCTTGGTATGGAATCAGATTCACCGGCGGTGCAAGCGGAATGGATATATCAGGATATTATGGTATTGGATTCTACACCAGTAACGGCAGAATGATATACTTGGGTAATAATCAGTCGCACATAGTTAATCTGTATGCAGAAGGTAATGCTAATACCGATTCTTCCTTTGTGTCCAGCATGACAGACCGTTGGCAATTACAATGGCCGATATACTTCAATCCGGACAATGCCGTATTCAGGGCTAACCAATTGTCCTTGATGATGCACGACTCCTGTAGACCGATTCTTAGTTGGAAGGATACACTGAACGGTGTTGGATGGCAGACAAGATACACCATTGGCACGTATCGTCCTAATTACGACACATGGGGAACCATGCTGATAGCAGTGTCTAATGATGATGGAGGTAACAGCCCGGGGATTAGATTGGAGCTTGAAGCCTCTAATAACAGGGCGGTTGTCCAGGGTTCGTTCCTTGCAAGCGGTGAGATTACCGCTTATTCGGACGCCCGCTTAAAATCAAGTATAAAACCGCTACGAAACAGAGGGTCCATCACCCCTGTCAGTTATATCAAGGATGGAAAGGAAAGTATAGGGTTTATCGCACAGGACATGATAGAATTGTATCCTGAATTGGTATCTATAGGCAGCTCGAAAGAACACTACCTGTCCGTGAACTATGCCCAATATACGGCAGTATTGCAGGCTCAGATAATTGAGCTGCACAAAGAGATTGATGATTTGAAACGTAAATTTATAAATTAAAAACTATGGTTACATTATTGATTGTTTCGATTATTCTGTTTGTATCCTATATCGGATATACAGTCGGGATGTATGGTATCCCTGCAAGTATCAGTGACACATACTATCGGCTTGGAAAGAAGGGTTGGCTGTTCACGCTCTTCTGTCTTGCCGAATCTTCCCTGCTGGTTGCATCGTTCATCGAAGCCAGCAAGGAAGAATACCAATTCCTGGCGTTTATCGCAAGTGCATCATTGGCGTTTGTCGGCTCGGCTCCCTTGTTCAAGGAGGACTATAACCGCAATATCCATTATGTAAGCGCGGGAATCTGCGCGCTTGCCTCTCTTGTATGGCAAGTGCTGATGAGTTTTTGGTACGTCCCTCTTATAACCTTCCTTGGCGGTGTAATCGTATTGGCATGCTTTAAGTTTAGGAAGCCTGTGTTTTGGATGGAGATGTGTGCCTTTATCTCGACTTATATAACCCTGTTACTGCTCTACTGATATGGCTAACTCGAATAACGTAATTACGTCTCCTGTCAATCTGAGGAGTGACGTTGCTTCCGTTCTTGGGACGTCTGAAACGAATGTGAGCGGGTTATGCACGAGCCATGAGATTAATATGTGGTCAAGATGCAAGCCTGTCCATATTGCCTCTGCCGCTCCTGACAGGAGCATGCCATCTGACGGTGAAGGAGCTTGGTGGAAAGGCTCGATGAGGAATTGCGGCATTAAGCCGCCCCCTGTAGCATCTTATGAGGAAATCCCCAAGCTGTATACGGAAGACAAGATGAACGGATATACCTATGAGAGACCTTGGGGCGGAAGTGGGAGTCCGTACAGGTTGGCGGACTTTCTGTTGTACAAGCATAATGCATGGGCACCCATATTCGCATTTCAGTGCGATTCCAAAGTATCCCAATCCGGAACTATATCATGTTCGGTTGGAATCAACATTACCGATGTGGATAAGTCAGGACCCGGCTCTATAACGTTGTCCGATATAGATTTCGGAACTAACCTTGAAACATGGTGGTTTGGGGCGATGTTGGTTGACTCGTCCAACAGAATCGTAAGGAAACTGGCGAACGTGAAGCCGGGTGTGTCATTGGAAATGCCTGCCAGGGGTCTGACACTAGGTCAATATTATGATGTATATCCGTTTCTCTGCATGAATAAGATTGATAGCATCGATGACTTGGATTCGGTTAACTTGTTCCTGCCCGTTATGAACTGCTCTCCCGGCAGGGTTAAGTATGTATCGGAAGAAGAAGCGGGTGGTTTGGTAATCAATCTGAATGCAGAGTATGTGACGCATCCAATGACAGGACTGAATACGGCTGTCAAGTGGGAACTCAAGTTAAAGGCTACCAATGGCAATATGACACTTCGCAACAATTGGATTAGTCTGCGATTCATAACGAGTGACGTGACCGACCCGTTCCAGGCAGGTGAGCAGCAAAAATCTTTAGGAGACAAGGATTTGACTCTGGACAATCCGGTTGTGATATCGGGTCAATTTGATTTGATGAATTTCTTGCAAGAGTACTATGTATATGTTACACTATCCAACGGAAAGTACACGAAGAAGGCTTATCCTTTGGCTTTGAACCCTAACCCATAATATACTAATCATTAAATTATACAGATATGGAACTGATACGAAAAAAAGAAAGTATTACAAGGCTTTATGAAAATGGCGAGGTCTCAAACAACACAACAAATGATATCCAATATATCGTATTGGATGGAGATTCTTATGTCGGCACAGCCTCTATCATGCCCACAGGGTTTACCATGACAGTAGGCATGAAAGCTCCCATCGAAGATATAGAGAGTATACTTAGAAGCATATTGTCTTCCATTCCCAAGGAAGGAGGTGCAAAATGAAAATCAACGAAATCATCAGAAAAATGAGTTTTTTACAACTCGTGCCTCTGAAATCGGATGAGGGTGCGCCACTTGCCAATAAAACGAAAGTGAAGATTATCTTAAATCTCGTAGCTTACGAAAGGGCAATGGAGAGCTTTAACGAGGATATGCGCGGTATCTATGCCAAGCTGAAGCCCGAAGGATATGACGCCCAAGCCTTCCCCCGCGTGACTGAGTTGGAGAAGAAAGAAAACATAAGCAACGAAGAAAAACAAGAGCTTGAGTCGATTAAGCAGAGTGAGGAATACCTCTCTTATGTTGATATGAAAAAAACATTGATGCGCGAGTTTGAAGAGGCAAGAGAATGCGCTTCGGCAGACAATGACTATACAGTCAGCGAAAGGACACTCACGGACGATGATTTGGTTTCCATTGCGGAAGTTATCCCTACGGATAAGGAGTTTGCAATCGGCAGGAATGAAGATGGGGAAATCAAGGTTAATGGCATCACCGTATTGGCGGAGATTGGCAGAATGTTTATTGTGTAAAAAAACTCCCTGCATACCTTCTCAGGCGGGCAGGGAATCAAGATTAGATTTCGCGTTCCGGTTAACAAGGTTTTGCAAATATAACATTAAAAATTAATCCGACAAATGATTAGTGCAATAGTTAGAGATGGCATCGATAAGAGCGTAGCCGGAGGATTGGTAGGAATAGCTACCGCATTCGTTCAGGAGAGTATAGAACACATGATTCCGTGGCTGATAGTGTCTGCTGCCGTGATTATATGTGATTTAGCCTGCGGGCTGAGAAAGAGTATCATAATGGGCGAACAGGTCCGGTTCAGTCGGGCGGTAAGGCGAACCATGGGCAAGATGGTTACATATTTCAGCTTTGTATTCATGGTGGTTATGATAAACAAGGCATCGGGCAGCCGTTACGACATCGATATGTATTCCTGCCTGATGGTGTGTTTTTTGGAAATGTGCTCGATTATCAGCAACATACTTAAGCCAAAGGGAATCGAGCTGAATATTGTCGAAGCGTTCAGGCTGATTTTCGGCAAGACATTAAAAGTTGACAAAGAAGATATTAAAGAAGTAATTAAGGAGGAAAAGAAATGAAGTTTTTTACAATTGCGGAGCTGTGCAAGTCCACGACTGCCGACCGCTTGGGTATCAACAACAGATGCAGACAGGAGCATGTAACGGCTCTTACTGCCTTGGTGGATAACGTACTGGACCCATTACGCACATGGTGGGGGAAGCCTATAACAGTAAACAGCGGTTATCGCTGTCCGGAGCTGAATAAAGCTGTCAAGGGAAGCAAGTCCTCTCAGCACATGAAGGGTGAAGCAGCCGATATCGATACGGGAGACAGGCAACAGAATAAGTTGTTGTTTGAGTATATCCGCAAGAACCTGCCCTATGACCAGTTGATTGATGAGAGCAACTTCGCATGGGTACATGTAAGCTTTAGGGCAGATGGTAAGAATCGGAAACAGGTATTAAGTTTATAAAATCTACAATTATGGCATTAAAGGATATAACCGGTAATTTTGCAGCATCCGGCTCCAATCAGGAATATAAGTTTCAGCCTGCTGCGTCTACATTTGGTTTGCAATTGGTATTCGATACACATCCGTCCAAGGTGGTATTGTTTCAGAGTTTGGACGGTGAGAGTTGGGTGCCGTTCGAAGTCGATTACGGGGTTGGAACAGTTTGGCAGAAGAACATCGAAGGTGTCATTGGTGAGCAGCATATCAAGATTCAGTGCAATGTTAAGCCTGTCAAGGCATTAATTTTGGAGTGATATGAAGGTTGACACAATATCTTTAAATTCGGTGCGGTTGAATACAATCGCACTGAATCACATTGGCGAAATCCGTTCGGGTGGCGGTGGTTCCAAGCCTTCCCCTATCCCTCAATGGATAAGGGAGCATATCTCATTCTATTATGACATGAGCAAACCGATGGATGTGTATCCTGATGATTTTTCTAAATGGACTAAATCGGTAGATTGCACTTCTAACGTTACATCTACAAACATTACTATAACTAATTTTAAAACCCTAAAAGCTACTTCTGTATATCTAGCTGCAAAAAACAATTTCAAAGGGATGAAAATCCGAGTTAGTGGGTTGGTTGATGGACAGGAATTATATTGGGGGTATTGGAATAATTCGCTTTTAAGGATTCCCTCTAATGGGGATTATACACTATCTCCTATAGAGCAGGCTACCAATATCCTTGGGATAAGAAGTGGGAATATTGTTGGCGATTGTAATATTACGATTGAGATGCTTTCTAGCGGAAAATCTGTCCCCACCAATGAGATACTTAAGGTATCGGGGTACCTACAGGACCTGTCAGGTCGGAAAAGGAATATGAAGTTAACTAACTTCCTGTTTGCCGAAATGAGTGGTGTTGGAGGGTACAATGATAACTTTTTGAAATGGAATTCACCTTCGTCATATGGTAATGTGGAAAAAGTTTCAAGTTCAGAAGTTGTAATCAAAAGCTTGTTAGGTGTTCAAAAAGGCGTTTTATATATTGATTTAAGTGTAAAGGCTGTGAATATAAGATGTCATATTACAGGTATAACGAAAGAAATTGAAGGTAAATTCGTTTTTCAATATAATAAGCAAGGGAATAAACATATTATATTAAAAGATGGAGATTTTGAATTTGATTCAGAATCGTTGTCGCTTGGTAGTGAGAATGGTTGGGTAGGATTTACAACCCTTGAAGTTATAGACAACTGTAACATCACCATTACTCAGATACCCGAATATCCCGGTGCATTAGTGACAGATGGTGTAGGTGATTATGGATTGGTAGAGAATATGAGTAGTGGAGTGAAGATGCTGTTTATGACGGTTAATCCGATGATGCTCGATGCCGCTTTATATGATCAAAGATATACATCAGGTTGGCATTTTTTTGCAGTAATTACTGAAAGTAATAAGGTTGCCTATAATGTCTATAATACTAGAGGAAAAACTTATATTAACGGCGTATTGAATGAAAGTCAAACTTCCAATGAGCTTCAAAACCAGAAACAAATTATAACGATAGTAAATTCAGAAGTAAATGAAACCAACTCACTCCCCGCTAATTTCTTTAGAATAAGGGGAGGTGGTTTAAGAATGAAATGTGCTTTTTACAATTCCATAGCCTTCGACTCCATACCAACAGAGGCAGACGGATTCACAGAGCAAGAATTAATTGATTACGTATTAACTAATATAATTGGACAATGAGATATACAATCGTTACGATAGAATGGCTGACCCAACATGGACTGTTGGCATTGCCGACAATGCGAAGCAATGCAGACGGCACTAAAGTAGTGCTGCATGAAGAATTCGTTAACCTCTTCCCGAGGGACTCATTCCCCACCTACAGAATGGATGACCCCGAATTCGTACAAATCATGGAATCGGAAGAATGGAATCACGAACCGCAACCTTATAGTGCTGATTACATACTGGCTGCATCCGCGCAAAACATGGTGGAATCTGCCAAAAAACAGATACAGACATTGAGCCTGACAGACAGCGAATCTTTGAAAGTTAAATCGCTGTATCCCGATTGGGCGGAATTCATAGACGAATCCTTATCCAAGGGGGATAAGGTTAATTACAAGGAACACCTGTATAAGGTCCGGCAAGATATCCCTATGGTTTTGGAAAGCCAATATCCCGGCATGGCTACGGCAGCACTCTACGAAGTGGTTGTAGAGACCGCATCAGGCACCAAGGATGACCCGATACCTTATACGCCTCCTATGGAGATATTCAAGGACAAGTACTATACTCAGAATGACGTATTGTATATCTGCACAAGGGACAGCGGTCAGGCATTGACCCATGACTTAAGCAGCTTGGTGGGGTTGTATGTTAATGTTGCAAGCTAAAACCAAATTGAAATGAAATGGCTTCCTTACATATTACTGATTGTACTCGCTTTCGGTTTAGGATGGTTCGCAAAGCCATCCCCCGAAGCAGTTATAGAGGCAAGAACGGATACGGTATTCAGCTCAAGCCTTGTGGTAAGAAGGGATACGGTCCCCTACTATCTTCCTACTCCTTTGATTTGCTGGCACACGGGCGATACTATCCATGTAGGTGATACGGTGCTTCCTGTCGAGCAGAAGATATACCGGGACAGTAACTATACGGTTTATGTCAGTGGTTACAACCCGAACTTGGACAGTTTGAAGGTATATCCTAAGACTGTCACGGTTACTAATGATATCCATCATGTGATGAAAGTAAAACCTCGTAGATGGGGTATGTCAATCACTGCCGGCTATGGATTTGGCAAGGATGGGCTATCACCGGCTGTCGTGGTTGGATTAAGTTATAGAATTTGGTAAAACGTATAATATGGACGATATTCAGATTTTCAAGAATGAGGTTTTTGGCGAAGTGAGAGTAGCCTGGACGAATGAAGAGCCTTTGTTTTGCGCAAAAGACGTAGCAACTGCATTGGGGTATTCTGATACAGCTGATGCGATACAAATACATTGCAAATCAGGCAAAAAGGTGTTTTGCCCACATGGAAACGGAATGGGTGGAACTAATATGGTATCATAGGAAGATTACCGGTATTGGTCGTGACGGAATTATTAATCTTTATCAGAAGGGAGGGTGAAATGAAATAAGACATCATATCGGGAATTATTCCCGCAATACTACGAGTAGAAGCGTAGTAGTAACAAAAGCAGTTCTTTTACGGCTTAGAATGAAAAGAAAGCCGTCCTCCTTAATGATTGACAGTCGACAGGAGATGAACACCCAAGGCATTGTTTACGGCTTTCTTAAGTCATAAACAAGGTTTTGGGTGTTTTGTTTTCCAATCTTTAAAAAAAGTATCGATGAGAATAGAGGAATTATATCAGGATATCATAATCATGGTATGTGATGTTACAGGCATTGATGAGGCTGACATATTGCATAGCAACCGCGAAGAGTGTGCCGATGCCCGATACCTCCTTGTAATGGCGTTATCCAGGATGATGACCGATGAGGGAATTGGCAGGGTCATACACAGGACCAGGCAGGGTGTATCTTTTATCCGCTCCAACAGGGCAAAATTAAGCAAGTGGATTGTGGCAAGCAATTGGCAAGTAATCAGCAAGTATATCGCAAGCAAGTATTTCATTTGCCGATGAATTATGGCTTCCTTTGCATGTGGCCCAATGAAGGGCTGCAATACAAAATACAAGTTATTATGGAAGCAGAAGTAAAACAAGTAATCAAGGAGAAGGAGTATGTCCATGGCGAAGATCGTAAGGAATATGCTTCTAAGGGCGTGGGTAACGCAGCATTGACTACCGGTATTATCGGTACGGCTTTGGGTGCAGCCGCATTATGGGGTCGCGGAGGTCGCATTTTTGGTGGCGGTGGCGGTATGCCGGAAAACGTAAACATCAATACGGTCAGCGATGCCATTGCCGGACGTTCGGGTGTGGCTCCTACGGCATTCCAGGCGTGGGAGAAGGGATGTGAGGAAGCTTTGAGTTTAACCAATACCATTTGGGGGCTTAAAGTCAACACTCAGGAACAGATGTACGCACATCGCGAGATAGACATTAACGAGAAATGGCAGCTCTACAAGTCACAGGTAGACGGTGACTTCGGAAATTACAAGGTTTCCCGTGATCTGTACGACAACATGAATGACAAGCTGAACACAGCCGCATTCGGCCTGTACAAGGGACAGCGTGACCTTTACGACACACTCAATGAGCGTTACTCCGCCAAGTTCTGTGAGCTGGACAAGAAGGTATACGGAATGGAGGTTGCCAACCTGTACCAGAACAAGATCATTCAGATGGGCATGGATAGTGTCCTGAAGGAAAGCATGTGCTATACGGACCGCAAGACATGCCGTGCAATCTATGGTGTGGTGGGTTTGCCTTCAACCCCGACAGTCAGCGTGCTGGAAGGGGCGAACCCTTACGGATGCAACTGCCGCCCGCAGTCAACCGCACCAAGCGCGTAAGACGTAAGAAACGTTAGTGGTAAGTCCCTTCGGGGGCATACCACTTTCTTTATTAACCACTGACAAAAAAACAATGAATATGTTTGAAAATGACCCTCTACTTACATCCGGGCGTAACCTGGAACAGTTGGCGCAGGAAAATGAGATGTACCAGCAGAAGTTACAGGCTTTGCAGCAGTTTCCCAAGACGCAGCCCGTACAGCATACCGCAACTCCTGTTTGGGATGAGATAGACCGTATTGTATCATCTCTCAACGATCAGGAGCGCGGCATCCTCAGCAACAACAAGGAATATTACGATAACAGCATGGCTATACAGGAGATGGTTAATGCCGAACTGCTTCTGCTGGTCAAGGGCAGGATAGAGGCGTCTGCCGAAGGCAAGGCCATATTGGAGCAGCAGCTATCATTCGTAAGGCGGACATCGAAAACAGCCAAGGAAGAGACCGCCAGGCGTGATGCCTTGTTCCGGGAGTACGTGACGGAACATAGTGATATGACATGGCAGGAGTTCATCGACTGGAAGAATGGAAAACCTCAATCTAAATCAAAAAAATGATGGAAGCAAAGAAAAGTATAACAGAGATTAAGGACAAGATGGCTGATTCGCTATTGCTGTGGATTGATGATAGGATTGACACGCTGGTTGAGGCTAACCCGAAGCTGAAGGTCGCTTCGGTGTACCTGAAAAGGGGTGCAAAAAACTATATCGCCAAAGAAAGAGACAACCTGAATACAATGATTGACAATGCCTCTTTGTTTTTGTGCGATGAAAACGGCAACATTGATGCGGATATGCTGTTTAATGACCTCATAGTAATGTTTCGCGAGATGGATGAGATGCCGTTCGGGAAAGGCTTTATCCGCGGAACTATAGGTAAGGGGAATATTCGCATTGCTCTTCCCGATAATCCGGTGTCGAATATCCTGTTCGGCAATACAGGGGCTATCAGGATAACAGATGCCGACTTGATAGAGTTTAAGAAGCTGATGATGGAATGACATATTGAAAGCAAAAACAAACGTTTGCTGTGACAATTTGATATACCAAAAGACTTCTTTTTGCCTATCAAAAAGACACAAGTGCTCCGAGAAAACAAAACAGATTGATAATCTATAATATTAACGACATGGAATATAAGGATATGATTAGGGATGCCAAGGCTAACGGTGTAGCCTCCGACAAGGCAATGTGGCAGAGCGTGGACACATTGAGTGATATGCTGTGTATCCTCAGGGATGAGCATCCGGACGAATACTGGCGGTTTATGCGCAAGCAGCACTCCATACTGTATGGCAACCACTACGATAGGAATTTTGCCGAAATGGATGTAGAGGGTATACGTTATACAGGACCGTCCGGTGAGAAAAGAACCGGTGCCCATTGGACTGCCGATCAGATAGAGGAAGCTGCAAGGGGCATGTCTTTCCCATCGGGTACAACCAAGTGGGATAAGTATGTCGCGTTTAACTCGTTTTACGCCGATATGTGTATGGTCTGTGATGATGCTCAGATCCTCAAGGGTGCCCATAGGTTTTACTTTGCCGACGAAGACGCTCCGCAAGGCAAGATATGGGTGTATATGGCTGCAATGTATGACGCCAGGAAGTAGGTGTAGGGATATTCTTGCAAAGATTGGGCATGCGCTGGGTTGCAGGGTTGATTTTATAGAGGATAAATAGATTGGTAAAAGTCCCCGGTTTGATGAAATCGGGGACTAAAACAGGGACTGTTTAGTAAGGGATAAGATTGAATAAAAACGCTGTGATAAATATAAATCCGCTTCACGGTACTTTAAAACAGCGTATTATGCGATAAAACGCAAAACGGGAGCTATTAATTAGTTCTCATCGGGTGTACGAATTTAGCAATCTCCTGACCAACTTCAGTCAGGAGG